TCTTACCTCATCAATATCAACTAATAAAAGATGAGACTACAAAGATACTAGGCCTAGTCTCAGGCTTTGGAGGCGGTAAAACATTTGCAATAGCACGAAAAGCTGTACTCCTTGCAGTAGCCAACAAAGGCTTTGACGGAATAATAACAGAGCCAAACTTCCCACTACTTACACAAATCCTTATCCCTGAGTTAAAAACAGCATTAGACTTCTTCGGAGTGCAATATGAGTTTAAAGCAGGTGAAAGTATATTTTATTGTAATATCGAGGGTAAAGAAACACGTATAATCTGTAAGTCAATGGAAAGCTATGATAGACTAATTGGTATCAATGCCGCATGGGTTATTATGGATGAGTTCGACACAGCTAAAGCCGACTTAGCATACAGCGCATTCATAAAACTATTAGGTCGTATTCGCGTAGGTGTGCTTAGACAAATGATAATAGCAAGCACACCAGAGGGCTTTAAAGCTTTATATAGAATCTTTGTAACAGAGTTTGATGATAGTAAGCGTTTAATCAAAGCAAAGACTACTGACAACTATCATTTACCGCAAGACTACATAGATACGATGAGATCTCAATATCCACCAGAGCTAATAGAAGCATATATCAATGGAGAGTTTACAAACCTTACACAAGGAACAGTTCACAACCAATTTGACAGAACATTAAACGACACAAGTATGGCAGATGATGGAGTAAGTGACATACACATAGGAATAGATTTCAATGTGTCAGCAATGAGTGCAATCCCTCACTTAATCAAAGATATGAAAGCTTATGCAGTAGATGAGCTTATAGGATTATTTGATACTCCAGAACTAATAGAGACAATCAACAATAAATACAAGAACCGCAAAATAATATGTTATCCAGATGCAGCAGGGGCAGCAAGAAAAAGTGTTAATGCTAATGAGACAGACATTAAGCTATTAAAACAAGCAGGGTTTGCAGTTAAGGTAAACAGTATTAACCCTCCCATCATGGATAGAGTAAACACAATGAATGCAATGTTCTGTAATGCTAAAGGGGAAAGAAGATACTTTATCAATACAAACAAGTGTCCTAAATACACACAAGCAGTCGAACAACAAGCATATGACGAAAAGACTCATTTACCAGACAAGAGCAACGGTCACGACAATAGAGGGATAGATGCAAGTGGATACCTTATAGTAAAACTGTTCCCGATTCATAGAAGTGTGCAAAACAACAACCAAAGAGCATTCCCTAAAAATACAGTAATGCAAGACGATTGGAGCTCAATATGAAAGACATAGAAGAATACTTAACGAAGTATTGGGAGAAATACCCACAAGAAAAAGAAAACGATTACACGATAGAAGAAGTTAAAGAAGCACTCTCTAGTGTTTGTAATTACTTCTTAGATGAACATCTATTCATTTTATATTCAGAGGTTGATACCCATGTATATGTCTATTGCTATTGGTGTGATGTAACAAATATAAGTAAGAGAGAATTAAAAAAAGAGTTTATCACACACAAGAGATTTATCAAAAGTTTTAACAAACCTGTCTATATCCCAAGTATGAAATCTTCATTTATTCGGGATTATATGATAGAATACGACAATGAACTCAAGTTATGGAGGTTTTTATAATGGGATGCAAACATGAAAAAGCAATAATTGGCGCTGTTTCTGGCGCGGCAGTAGGCTTTGTTGCAGGTGGCGCAGTTGGCGCAGTTGCAGGAGGGATAACAGGCGCATCAGCAGGAGCACAAGAACAATCAGCAAAAGATGCAGCAAAGCAAGCATCAGCAAGTGCAACAGAACAGCAAAGAATCGCAGAAGAAACCTCAGCAGCACAAATTGCACTAGCTGAAAGAACAGCAGCAGAACAACTTGCACAAGCGGAAGAAGCCGCAGCCGCATCCCTTGCTCAAGCTGAGCAAATTGCAACAGCAGAAAGAGAACAAGCAGCGAAAATTGCAGCAGAACAATCAATGGCAGCAGAGATTGCTGCGGCTTCACAGGCACAAGCAGCAGCTAAATCTTTAGCAGTACAGCAAGAGATAGCAGCAGAAGAAGCACGAGCACGAGAAGTTCAAGCAGCAGAGCAGAGACGACAAGCAGATATAGCAACAGCAGCAGCAAAAAGAAAAACAGAGATACAAGCAGCGGAAGCAACCCGTGAGCGTGTGAAAGGTGATGAAAGAAAAAGAAGAGTTGGAGGAGGTAGTGCGTTGTTAACTGGTGGAGAAGCTGGGATAACCGGACTACTTGGCGCAAAAGAGGGAGCAGATGCCACAGCAACGTCTCTTGTCTCCACACTAGGGAGCTAATATGTTAAAAAGTTCAAACTATGCTCAGATAAAATGTACTAACTGTAACACTGTTTTTCATATCATGCCAGATGAAGAGTTTGAAAAGGTTGAATGCCTCTGTGATTCTTATACTGATTTACCGTTGAGTGACCTTCGCAAACTAGCAAAAAGCAAAAACATCAAAAGCGCAATGCAGATGGGTAGAGAAACATTACTCAAAAAGCTAAAGGAGTTATAGATGAGCAAAAAATTAGAGGATTATTTAAGCAAGAAGAATAGAGCAAAAGCACTAAAAGGTAGTTACGACCAAATACTAAAAGATTCTTATAAGTTCGCGCTTCCTAACCTAGAAACAATCAATCAAAGAGCAGAAGGAAGCAATAAGAAATCAGAGGTGTTTGATGATACAGCACCAACAGCAGTTCAGAAATATGCAAATAGACTTCAAGCTCAACTTGTGCCGTTTGGTAAAGAGTGGGCTATCCTTAAAGCGGGCAGTGAAGTTCCAGAACAAAACAGAGAAGATGTGGACAAGCTACTAGAAGAGGTAACAAAAGTAATATTCTCTAATATCCCTCATTCAAACTTTAGCAGTGCAGCGCATGAGTCATTCATGGACCTTGCAATATCTACTGGTGCTCTTATGTGTGAGCAAGGCGATGGGATATTGTCAAAGCTTAGATTTAGAAGTGTTCCTATAAAAGAGTTAATCCTTGAGTCAAACACTAAAGGAGAGGCTAAAACAGTATGGAGAGATTTTGAAATTGAAGTGGAAAGAATTCCTTCTATGTACCCAACCGCTAAACTAACACCAGAGTTAAATAAGCTAATTGAAGAAAAGCCAGAAGCAAAAGTGCTACTTACTGAGGGCGTAGTTTATAGAGAAAAGAAGCTAGACTACGAACATGTTTTAATATATAGAAAAGACTTCTTAATCGAAAAAGCAATGAAATCAAGCCCTTATATTATATTTAGAGAGAAGAAAGCGCCTAACGAGACTTATGGACGTGGTCGTGTCATGGACGTTCTCCCTACAATCAAAACGCTTAACAGATTAGCAGAGTTAGATATTAGAGCAGCAGACTTAAACGCCAATGGTGTTTGGACAGTTGCGGATGATGGAGTAATCAATCCATATACAGCTAAGATAAGACCAGGAGCGATGATACCAGTCGATAGCAATCTAACAAACAACCCAACGATAGCACCGCTCCCTGTTGCGACAAACTTCCAAGTCAACATGGATAGAATCGAGAGATTACAGCACAGAGTAAATGAAACTCTTTTAGCTGCTCCATTTGGAAGTATAGAAGAAACGCCAGTAAGAACAGCTACTGAGATGAGTATCAGACAAAACGATATTAGTCAGACAACGATGGCAACATTTGCACGTATTCAGTCAGAGTTCTTAGAGCCTCTTGTTCAACGTATTATATTTGTACTAGAAGAACAAGGAGCATTGCCACCTCTTAGAGTTGATGGAAGAGAAGTCGCAGTTAAATTCACATCTCCTGTATCAAGATTACAAGATACAGAAGACTTACAAGCAATTACAAGATGGTTAGAATATCAAGACATGATACCTCAGGAGTTAATGGTAGGCACAATGAAGATGGAAGATGTGCCACAGTATATTGCAGATAAGTTAGGAATACCAGCGTCCCTACAACGCACCAAAGCAGAACAAGATGCAGCTAAACAGGCAATGAACACTGAGCAAGCACAACAAACTCAGCAACTAGCACAAGCGAGTCAAGCATGAGCAAAGACCCATTCAAAGATGAAGTAATAACCGACAAAGAGAGAGAAGCAAAAGCCAAAGAAGTAACAAGTTTGTTTACAGAGGTTTTTAATAGCGATGCTGGAAAGATTGTACTAGGATACATAGAGAAAGGCTTAGAGGGTGTGATAGTAGCACCAGAGAGTGATTTGTATAAGATAGGCGTGAGAGATGGACGCAGAGATGCGTTGTATCAAATCAAAAAGAACATAAAAGGAATATAGATGGAAACAACAGATACCGCAGCAGTAGAAGAAACAGAAGCAGTGCCTGAAACAACAGAGGCAGAGACAGAAGCAGTAGAAACCACAGAGGAAACAGAGACAGTAGAAGAAGTTTTATTTGCAGGAAAGTATAAATCACCAGAGGATTTAGAAAAAGGCTATACAGAAATGCAAAGCCTTTATAACAGCAGATACAAGGGATTTACTGGCGCACCTGAAAGTGGAGAGTATGAAGCTGTACCCGTAGAAGGAGTG